AACCTCGTACCCCCTGTTAGAGTGAAGGCTTTTTTTGTTTGAGCTGCTTTCAATCAAACCAAATGCTGAATTGCATAATAGATATTCATAGATATTAGCTGTTGGTGTTACAACATCATCAACATATCTAAACGCAGGAAACTGAAATGAAATATTACTGTTATCTGCAGATGCCGCAACTAACACGGGTTGTTGTGCTGCTGTTATACCACTCTCATATAGATTATATATTCCAAGTGAGTCCTGAGCTAAACAATTATACGAATCTGTAAATGTATCTCCTTCACATGGAGAAGGGTATGCAGGCTGAATACTTGTTAAAGTTCCTACATAGTCTTGAAATTCAGTGCTATTAACAAGGTTAAATACAGAGCTATAATCAGAAGGAAGCGTATAGCTAAAAAACAAAGAAAGCAATTCATTTGTCTGCTCAGGAGTAGGTGTCGCAGGAGGTGATACTTGAAACAAGTCGTGAGCAAACTGAAAATTTAATGTTATTCTACTTCCTGCTTTGAGTTCAAGATTTGATAAGTCAAATGTAATTACAGAAGAATTAATAGATGTCGATCCTCCAAATAAATATAGTCCTGAGCTCGTTGAGCTAGGGATGTTTGAGTATCCTATCTCAGATGTAACTAACTCTGTAAAATAAGACAATACAGTCTCGTTTCCATACTTATCTACAAGGTTGTAATCCTCAAGATAGTTTCCATACACGATCCTGTTACCCATAATTGTCTCAGCCTTAGCTAGTCTAGGTACATTGTCGTATAGCCTTAGTATCTCGTAGTCGGGCAGGATTGTAAATATCTTGCTATTAGTGAACGTAAACGTATATGATGCATTATCTGTAAGACCAAGCTCTTGCTTATCAAGCTTCTCAATAACCTTAATGGTGCTATCATCAGCCTCCTTGAACAGAAGGGCAATACCCTTTACAAGTGAGCTTCCTGTGTTAATGGTTACATTAGCAGTATTGTAAGTATTTACCATACCGTTGTCTACAGAACCCGAATAAATTGCCTGAAATGGCTTTGGCACAAATGCAGGTGCAGTAAACTGAGATGTTGCTGAATACTCATCGTCATCATATCGATACCTGTACGCAAAGCATATATATCGCTCCTCTAAGAAGTTCTGCTGCTGATTAGTATTAGACAGCACAAAGCTCGGAGACTCAGCAGGTGGACGCTTAATAACAAGAATCTCGTCATATGTGAAACCATCACCCGATAGTGTTGGAACACCGTATGATCTCTTTACGTTTATTTTACGAGGCTGATTATAGTCATCAGTAAAGAATAGCAGATCATCAACCATGTCAACACCTGTTATCAGGTACTGCGGATTAAAGTTTAGGGTAGTATCAATACCACCTCCATCATCAATGCTAATAACATGGTACGTAAGAAGAGATGATAGCGTATTATATGATACTATCAGGTCAATCTTTCCTGTTGGAGAAGATACAAATGATGGGTCATGAACAAACCAATATAGAGTCTCGTTACTCCCATCCTCAAAAGCACCAATACAAACAGCATCGCTGCTAAGAGCGTTACCATTGTACTGCAAAGATGTAATCTGAGTATTACCCTTGGCATTCTCTACAACGCCCATCTCGTCAAGCTCTGTTGAGCCTATACGTATGTTTAGTGCGTCAATGTATTCACCATCCTGAATAAGTCGTTCATCAAACTCCTTATTCATTCTCCCCTTAATAAAATTTCTACTAGTCTTTGCCATACTTATTTAATCCACTTGTCTTGACCTCGAAGATTCATGAGCAGTCTTCCTGCATGAATGTTACTAATACGGATTTTTGCGTTACGTAGCAGTGCTGTTTTTCTTTTCTGCGCACGACGAACAATGTACTCCTGAACTCCAATCTTGCTGTTCAAGATAGCATACTCAATCGCTGCATAGATGTAGTCCTCAAACATCTTATTCACCGAGACAGAAGAGTCATCACCGCCCTCCATACCATCAGATATATACTCAAGTATTACAAGGTTATCCTGTATGTCAGAGCTAAAGTTTATTACACCTGTCTTTTTATCTATCCTGAAGGTAGGGTTTGAGTTGGCTGTCTCTGAATTAAGTGCTTGCCATCCACCACCAAAAGGAGTCTCAAAGTACCACATCCCACCAACAAAGTATCCCTCGTATCCATCAAACGGATGACCGCTATTTAGGTATATGCTTCTCTCCTGACCTGTAATCCTCTCGTAGTCAATGTTTGAGAACTCAGGCTGAAGAATGTTACCCTGCTCGTCAAACAAAATAGATCCTGAGTTGTCCTGAAGATATGCCCTAGCATGGTTTACTTGAATATTTTCAGTTAGTGGGTATAGAGTTCCATTCTTGTATACGGATATACGAACCCAATTCACGTAGTCAGAAGGAAGGACATACCTTAACTGATCATCAACGTTAAGCTCTAATACCTTGATTTCCTTAAACGCATCGTAGTTAAGCTCCTGAATGGCTCTCTTTGCGTGGAACAGAACCTTAAAACGCTCCTCATTATTAATCAGGTTTCCGTTACCTGCGTACATCAACATGAAGTTGTTGACAATATCGTATAGCGATACATACTGATACGAACCCCAATTAGCATCATTAGGGTTGTTACCATTATTATCATAGTATTCGTACTGAGTCAAATATGCCATTGTTATTCAATATTAGGTTGCTGACCTTGGTTGTCGTTATCCTCGTAGTTTGAAAATTGATAGATAGACCCTTCTCTTATGCTTATACCTGCGTACTGAAGAATCTTCATTATCAAGTTAGCCTGCTCATCTAATGGCAGCTCAAAGTCCTGATAATCAGGCTGAGATTGATTGAACAAAGGCTCTCCATTTGTAAGACTAACGTAAGTCCACTTGGGGTCTTTAGGGTATCTGTAGTATTGGGCAACAACACGACCAATATCATCTATGCTGCTAGGGAATGCTGTCATCCTAATATCCTCATTAATATATGCAGGATACGTTAAGGTCGGTGATGTATATATAGAATTGTTGAGCATTGTAATCTTGCTGTGGCTTACCCTCTCTGCCTCACTCATCTTTGATGATGCCTTATAAATTGAGTAGCTTAAAGGGAATGAATCAAGCACATCTCCTGTAACAGTTATACTAACGTCACTATCTACTGATACAACGTTGACATACTTTACGCCTGCATTCTCTACAGCAACAATATCACCTGCAGCAATTCCAAGAGTAGTAAATGCACCTGTGTTATCAATAAGAAGATTTCCAATAGGATCAAATGCATCGGTATCACCATTCTTAAGAGGAGCATCCTCGTATATAAGAACCTTGTTTACTAGGTAGTAGTCATCATTCGTAGTTGTTAACGATGGTAGCAGGTATGTATTGTTTACGTCCAATGTTAGACCATTAGTCACCGAAAAGTCATCAATAGCCTCCTCAATAGCCTTCTTTAGATCAGCAATTCCTGTTCCTGACCCTACCCTAGGGTTCATCAGCCTCATGTTCTCAGCGTTAACATAAGAGTTGTATCTAACAAAATAACTCTCAAAGATGTCTAGCTGAGCCTGCTTTGCAAATAAATTGAAGTCAGAAGGAGATAGATATCCGTAGTTGTTCTTGTTGAGTACAGAAAGGACAGTGTTTCTTACTGTATTAATCATCACATTCTTTTAAGCAAAGATACGCAAAAAAAAGAGGGGTCTTTTAAAGCCCCTCTCTACCTATAAAGTATGAAATCATTAATACTCAATCAATGACTCAAGCATTGCAAGAGCCTCGAGACCGTCGTCGCTCTTCAAGAATGTTGAAGCAGCAGTGACCTTGTCCTGACCATAAGGAATGGTAAGCATCTTTGTCTTGTTGGTTGGCGTGTTATACCACACCTCTGAATCATTACGTCTAGTAGTTAGCAGTGCATCGCCAAAGAATCGCTGAATATTAGCGTTGTGCATTAACTCAGGGTCTTTGATAGCCTCAAGGAATGATCTTGGATCACGTTTAGCAAACACCAAAACATCACGCTTAAGCTCTGCTGTAGACATCTTGCCTACATTCTTACCAAACAATACCCTGCAGACGTTTTCAAGCTGTGCCACATCAAGATTGCGAGCCTCGATAAGAGCATCTACCTCGTAGTTTAGGTACTCAATCTCTTGTGATGCATCCTTCTCGTTGTTAACCTCAACAAACTTCTTCCCGTTCATTGGATGGTAGTGAAGAAACTTCTGAAGAACTTGGTTTTCTTTAGGAACACGGAGAAATCCACTCTCAAAGATGACAGGCTCAAGGATGAAGTTCCCATCCTGCTCGTCCTCAAACGGTGTTTTTTGGTTTCGTGCATATCTTAGCGCACGATTAACTCCTTTTTCTTCATCGAACCACATCAAAGGTGATCGATTAGAGTTCTTTGTTGGCAGCATAAAAGAAAGTGGTGCTGCGTTTCTTGTTAGCCTGTAGACTTTGTCTACAAACTTCTGTTGTTTATTTTTCATTTGATTTGAATAAGTAAAGGAGGAGTGTACTCAAGTACACTCCTCCTTATGGTTAACATATTAATTCTTAGTCCTCGAACAATACGAAGTTGTTAGCACCAAGAGTACAAACAGCACGCTCAGAAAGGAAGTGTACCTCCATCGCATCAAGAGAGCTGTTCATTGCTCCACCTGCAGAACCTGTGATCCAAGTCTTGTAACGACGATCCTCAGCCTCTGACGCACGGTAACGAACATGAAGGAAAGGACGCTTCGCATTCTTACCAAGAACCTGATCGTAAACGGTAGTAGAACCTGCAGGTACAAGAAGACCGCTAACACGACCTGATCCTGCTCCTGTTGGAAGACCACCACGCATAGTTGGATCGTTCAAGTATTTCCAATCAGATTTGTAGAAGTCATAACCACGACGGAATCCTGAGAAACCAAGGTTCAACGCCATGTCCTGATCATTGTCGAACAAACCGAAAGATGCAAAGTTAGCAGCACCTGTTGAGCTGTAACCATTCAATCCTGCCAACATATCGTCAATGTCGAATGAGAAGTCACGGTCAACAAAGAGAACATTCTCCTCAATAGCACCCTGCTTGTCAAGACGAGAAACAATCTGATCGAACTCAGCAAGAGTAGTTGGGTTACCACCTCCCCATACGTTACCACGCTGTGATACAGCATAGAAAATACCGTCTGATCCATCAATAACACCAACAGCACCTGAATTTGCTTCAGCAGGAACTGCCTCAATCATTGAAGTCTCCAAGTAGTCGTCGAAACGAAGACGAGTCTCATGCTCTGATTTCAAGTACCATAGGTATCCTGCAGCTCCATTCTCAGTAGTTACTTCAACCCATCCAATCTGAGCCATGTCAGATCCGCTAACTGTATACTTGTCCTTGATGATGATTGGCTTATTCTCAAAGATATCATCCTCAGCCTCTAAAGACCCAACCATTCCTTCTGTTCCTTTACTGAACTCAGAACCATAGATGAATACAGTGGTAGAATCTCCTAAAGCAGCAACCTGACCGCCTGTTTCATAGTATGCAACAGTAAATGTGTCTGCAGTAACAGCCGTAACGATAGCTTTGTTGAAACCTGCTCCACCGTTGTCAATGATCATAACAGTCTGATTAACACGAACAGCAATATTACCTGTTAATGCATCATTAACCGTAATTACAGCCGTAGCTGCTGTGTCTGCTGCTGCTGATGTACAATCTGTGTACTTAATATGAAGACGACCTTGCTCTGCCCATTTAATAAGGTCAGAGTTAGAAGGCATCTCAGCTCCAACCATACGGAGGAAAGAAGAGATGGTACGGTTTCCATAACGCTCAAACTCCTTTTCATAGGTATCAGGAAGATACTGATTCAAGAAGTTAAAGTCTGTAATATAGTTGGTTGGCAAAGCAACCTGATTTGCTGAAGGCTGTAAGTTATAGCCTGGCGTATTTAATGCCATGATTTTTTGTTTTTAAAAGTTATTTTTTGCGACTCTTAATCTTTAAGCCACGACCTGAGTCAGGGTTTATGGCTCTAACTGTTGTTCCACTTTGGTTAGTAACTTCAGGAACTCTGCGATCACCCATGTCGGTGTTTTTCATTTTTCGCATAACCTCATCAGCACTAGCCGATTTGCCTTGCTCGTAAAAGAACTTAGCAAACTTTTCGGGATTCATCGCAATAGACAACGCCTTATGATATCCTACTGCATCCTGAATAAGACCATTCTCATCCAAGAACTTTTTTACAAAGTTGTTAGAATCGCTTTGAATCTTTTTCAATTCAGTAGCATCTGCAGGAGCAAAAACAACATTCTTACCTTCTTCAGTGCTGAACTCAAAACCTTTGAACTCGTTTCCGAAGACTTCCTCTGTTTTCTTTAGAAACCATTCCTGCTTTCTTTTTGCCTCCTCTTCATAGCTTGTCGCCTGCTGCACGTATTGATTATATGCCTCAAGCTTTTCTTTGTCCTCGTCAGAAACAACACCTCCTTTTGACTCAAGAGGAGTGCTATACTTTTCTTTTTCAGACTTGAAAAACTCTTTGGCTTTTGCAATAGCTTTTTTCTTCGCTAACTTTACTTTCTTAACTGTCTTTTCGTCGTCGTAGTCCTCATCGAAGCTATAGTCATCCATCATAGCCTCAATATCCTCTCCGTCCAAACCAACCTCAGTTGCCGAAAGATATTCCTTCAAGAGCTGATCATTATCGATATTATCAATATCTCTGTTGACCTTGATAAAGTCGTTTATCCCACGACCTGTCTCTTTCTTGAACTTTAGATACGCAGCAACGTCTTCAGGCATCTCTTCATTCTCTTCACGAGATTGAAACAGTTGCTCAACAGTATCAATGTTGCGATTGTAGCGGTTGTTAATATATAAAAGAACGTCTTCTTCACTTAACTCTTTTTTTTCTTCTGACTGATATTCAGCCTGAGTATTCTCTTCAGTCTGAGTATTCTCTTCGTTAAACTCCTGCTCGTGCTTATCAAGTAGCTCCTGCTCTACTTCCTGAACAGACTTTTCTTCTACCGAAACTTCTTTTACCTTAAATTCCATAAATTAAATTTTTACAAAAATACTATAATTAAATTATATGCTATCTAGGATTGAATTCTGCAAAATCAAATCCGTCTAATGAGTCTTCATTTGACTCAAAGCTTAAAGGAGGAAGGTTGTTCTTCCGTTGGTTTATAAGCTTGCTCTGCTCGCTGTTCTGCTGACTAATACGCTTAGACTTAGCACCCTCACGAGATTCCTCTCTTTGGCTCAACATCTCACCCTGCATCTTATGTAGCTGAAGGTTATAATCAAACTCACGCTGCATAAGCTGCTCCTTAAGCATAGCCTCACTCTTCATCTTCTCAATCTCAAAAGATATCTCAGCCTGCTTAACCTGCATCTTAGACTGAGTCTCGAGCTGTATTTTTTGCATAGCCGTCTGCGCTGCCATCTGCTGTGACTGCATATTGTTCTGCGCC